GGCTGATGGCGCTTTGCCTGATGACGTTGTGCGGCTGTATGCAAGCCCCGCCCTCACCGGAGCCGACGACGCAGCAATGCGCGCCCGTAACGGCTTGCACACTGCCGGCGATGGCGCCGCGCCGTAATGGCGAGCTGGCCGACGCGCTCGACGTGGCGCGTGCTGCCTGGCGCGACTGCGCGGCCCGCGTCGATATGATTCTCGTATGCCAGGCGAAAGGCTTGCCCGTTCCGACGAAGGCCGACCATGAATAAGGCCGCGACCTTTCGCCAGGCGATCACGGCGGCCGTGCCCTCGCTCAACGATGACCCCGACAAGCTGCTCGTGTTCGTCGACAACGGCCGCATCAATGCGACGAACGCCGATTCGCTGTCGTTTGAATATCGGTTCGTGCTTAACGCGATCCTGCTCGATTTCGCCGGCGACGCCGACACGGTTTTCGTCGCGCTGCTCGCCTGGGTGAAGCTCAACCAATCCGACCTACTCGCGAACGACACCGAGCGTAAAGACGGCATCACGTTCGAAGTTGAACACCTGACGAACTCAACGTGCGACTTGTCGATCAAGCTCGCGCTCACCGAAAGCGTTGTCGTCGGCGTCGACGGCGAAGGCGCGCAGCGAATCACGCACGTCGACGAGCCTGTGCCCGAGTGGAACCTCGATAGTTTCATCGGCTCGTGATGGACGATCTAACCGCGCTCGAATCCTGGGCGGGCGGCCTGCTTTCGCAGCTCGAAGCCCCCGCCAGGCGCGCAGCTCTGCGCGATATCGCCCGCGAGCTGCGGCGAAGCCAGCAAACGCGCATCGCGCAGCAAAAGAACGCCGACGGCTCGGCCTATGCTGCGCGCAAGCCCCGGCATGTGAAGAAACTGCGCGGCAAGCAAGGCAAGATCAAACGCGCGGCGATGTTCGCGAAGCTGCGCCAGGCCCGCTATCTGCGCGCCGAGTCGGATTCGAAGGGCATCGCGATCGGATTCGCCGGCCGTATCGCACGTATCGCACGCGTTCACCAATTCGGCGAAACCGATCGCGTCGCACCGCGCGGCCCCGAGTACAAATACGACGCTCGCGAACTGCTCGGCTTTAGCCCCGACGACCTCAAAATGATCCGCGATATGTTGCTCAAACACATCGTTAAATAAGCGTTCGGTTTGCTAACTATGTGCCCGAAGCACATACAAAGCCCCTAGCGTGACTCGCGCGTGCGTGCTCGGCAACATGAGGGCATGAACTCAAACGAATCCACACGCCAATTTCTCAACGTCGCACGCAAAGGCACCGTGATAGGGCTGGCCGGCGCGTTGTGCCGTGTCGAAAGCGGCGATTTACAGACCGACTGGATTCAATGGTTCGTGCCTTATGCCGGAGAAACGATCGACTGGCTCGCGCCGTCGATCGGCGAAGGCGTGATGCTGTTGTGCCCTAGCGGCGATCCGGCGCAAGCCGTCGCGCTGCGCGGTTTTTATTCCGAAGATTTCCCCGCACCGAGCACCGACCCGAACAAGCACCTGCGCGTTTATCGCGATGGCGCGATCGTCGAATACGACTTTTCCGCCCACTCTCTCAAAGCCGTTTTGCCCGAGGGCGCGACGGTCTTAATCGATGCACCTGGCGCCGTCAACGTAATCACGAAAGACGCGACGATCAAGGCCGACACGATGACCATTGACGCGACCGAAACGACCGTTACCGGCTCGATGCTGGTTAAAGGCGCGTTCGAGTTTCAATCGGGAATGACCGGCAAGGGCGGCACCGCCGGCGCAACGATGAAGATCGACGGCGCGGCCGATTTCACGGGCGAAGTGAAGTCACAAAACATTAGCTTGCCGAATCACACGCACAAGGAACAAGGCGACGGCAACGACGTGAGCAAGCCCAAATGATCGGAATGAACGCCACGACCGGCCGCTCGACAAGCGGCCTCGATCACCTCACCCAATCGATCGAAAAAATTCTTACGACGCCGATCGGCACGCGCATAGCTCGCCGCGACTTTGGTTCCGAGCTGCCCGACCTGATCGACGCCCCTAACAACGGCGCGACCCGCGTGCGCCTGTATGCGGCCGTCGCGACGGCGCTGATGCAATGGGAGCCTCGCTTGAAACTGACGCGCGTATCACTCGCGATTGACACGACGACCGCCGGCGCCGGCGTGCAAGTCGTCGACATTGAAGGCACGACGACGATTTCGGGCGACCTGGTTTCGACCCGCGTGAAGCTCACGAACGGGGGCGCGGCATGAGCGCGACGCCGATCGACCTGTCGCGCTTGGAATCGCCCGATGTTGTCGAAACGATCGATTACGAGACGATCCTCGCGGCCCGCAAGGCGCGGCTCGTGTCTCTGTACCCTGCCGATCAACAAGCCGAAGTTGCTGCGGCCCTCGCGCTCGAATCCGAGCCGATGAACATTCTTTTGCAAGAGAACGCTTATCGCGAAGTCGTCTTTCGTCAACGCGTCAACGATGCCGCGCGCTCTGTGATGCTGGCCTATGCGACCGATAAGAACCTCGAACACCTCGCCGCATTTTTCGGAATCTCACGGCTCACGATCGTAGAACCGGACCCCGAGAACGATATCGAGGGCGAGTACGAAAGCAACACCGACTTGCGCAAGCGCACGCAGCTCGCACCGCAAGGCTATTCCGTTGCCGGCCCCGAGGGCGCCTATATCTCGCACGCGTTGAACGCTGACGGCCGCGTGCTCGATGCGACCGCCACAAGCCCCGCGCCGTGCCAGGTAGTCGTTACGGTCCTGTCGCGCCTCGGCGACGGCACGCCCACGCAAGACCTGATCGACAAGGTAACGCTTGCTCTCCAGGCCGACAACGTGCGCCCGCTTACCGATGAAGTGCTCGTGCAGGGCGCCCAGGTGATCCGCTACGCGATCCGCGCGACGCTCAAGTTTTTCGCCGGCCCCGATCGCGCCGTCGCGCTCGCCGAGGCGCAAAAGCGCACGGCCGCATACACCGACGAAATGCACCGCCTCGGAATGGAAGTCACGTTAGACGGCCTTTATGCGGCAATGCGCGCGCCAGGCGTTCAAAAAGTCATTCTCGACGAACCGGCCGCCGGCATCGCAGTAACGAAGGGCCAGGCCGCGTATTGCACCTCTATCGAGCTGGTCGACGGGGGCGTTTATGAGTGATCTGCTCGCCCCGAATTCGGCGCGCACCGAGCGCAATCTCGCGGCCGTGATGGCCGACGCGTGCGACGTGCCGACGCCGATCGCCGACTTGATGAACCCGGACACGATCCCGCTCGCGCTGCTGCCGTGGCTCGCCTGGCACGTCGGAATCGACGCATGGAAAAACTATTGGCCCGAGTCAGTGAAGCGCGCCCGCGTGAAAGCTGCTATTTCGATCGCCCGTAAAAACGGCACCGCTGCGGCCGTGCGCGAAGTCGTCGCCGCGTTCGGCGCAAACATCGCGCTGCGCGAATGGTTCGAGATGACCCCCCGAGGCGTGCCAGGAACGTTCGACGTAGTGATGACCGTGAGTAGTCGCGACGGCCAAGCCCCGACCGCTGCTTTCGTCGACGACATTCTCGCGGAGATCGACCGCACAAAGCCCGTGCGTGCTCACTACTCGTTCACCCAGGGTTTCGCGATGCAAGGCAAGCAAGGCGTCGCCGTCGCTGTGCGCCCCGCCCTTTATCGCCGTCTTTCTCTCTCGGATATCTGACACATGGCCGGAACACTCATTTACGTAACAGACGCGGGGCGCGCGGCGCTCGTCGCGCCTGGCAACACTGGCACGAACGCGCATCGCGTTGTCGAAATCGGCCTGGCAACCGCCCCTTTCAACGCTGCCGATAAGTCGCTCGTCGTGATGCCGAACGAGCGCAAGCGCATCACGACTTTCGCCGGCGAAAACGTCGCTTTCGACACTATCCATGTGACGTTGAAAGACGACACCGACGACCAATTCACGCTGTACGGGTTCGGCCTGTATCTCGAAAACGGCGTGCTCGCGGCCGTCTATAGCCAGGCGACCCCAATCATGGAAAAGGCGCCGGCGGCAATGCTGCTGCTGTCGGCCGACGTGCAATTCGCGACGATCGACGCGGCGGCCCTGACGTTTGGCGATGCGTCATTCACGAACCCGCCGGCGACGACCGAGCGGCAAGGCGTGATCGAGCTGGCGACGCAAGATGAAGTCAACGCCGGCACCGACACCGTGCGCGCACTGACGCCCAAGACGGCCGCGAGCCGATACGCGGCACTCACGGGCGCCCGCTTCTCTGGCCCCGTGATCGTCGATAGCACGACGACCCTCGGCGCCGGCGCGAAACGGGTTATCGCATCAAGCGACGACACAACCGGCTATGTGTTCTCTGACGGAAACATGTATCTCGGCTCGCAAGCGCCGGCCGGCGTAACGCTGCTGATTGCCGGCAACAAGGAAGCGGCCCGCGTACTGCCGAGCGGGCGCGTGCTCGTCGGCTCGCTCGCCGATGACGGAATCGGCCTGGTGCAAGTCGCCGGCCTGATGACGGCACAAACGCCGGCGGCCGGCGACATATCGAAGCGCGTCGCGACAACCGAGTTTGTCGTCGCGGCGATCGCCTCGGCACTCGTCGGCGCGATCGTTTTCGAAGCGCGCACGAGCGCCCGCGCCGGCTTTCTGAAACTCAATGGTGCGGTCTTGAATCGCGCCGACTATCCGGCGCT